TGTAACTACAATTATATCCACAGATATTATCTCTGTCTAATGCTTCTCCTGCAGTCATCATTGCTCGCATAGATGGCATTACTTTAAGATCTAATATATAGTTATACATATCCTCTCTTAAAATGTGATCCATACTAAATTTAAATTTACTTTTAAGATGATCATCTATGTATGCCACGTATCTACTGACAGTTTCATTCCAATCTTCTCGTCTTTTCTCTTCTTCATTCCAACGAGCATAGCGTGATTTATGTATGAAGTCTTGGTATGGTGTTGGTAAATTTTTCATCCCCCATCATTTCCTTTCAATTCTTCTTCCATTTTTAATTCTATTAGTTTTTGTAAATACCACTCTGCTTTACGTAAATCTTCTGTTGGTTTACCTTTGTATCTATATCTCCAAAGGTATTTAATTATTACTCCCTGTAGATAAAATTCAAACCCACTGTTTGTTGCTGATTCAATAGCATCAATACATTCTACTTTATCTTGGTTATAGTGTGGTGGTTGGTTAACCATATCTTTCTTCATTGTTTTTCTCCAAAGTCTATCTTTATTACGTTGTCAACAGGATCATCACGTTCCAAACCTTTTCTAACTTCTATCCTCGACACACCTAAACCTACCACATCATTAAAGTTTCTATCAAGCATTTCTAACAAACCTTCTTGAACAACGGATGCTGCACAGGGTACGCCATCAGGATTATGTGACTTAGTTGTATCATACGCTGATAAAGTAAATTGTTCTTCATCAACCTTTTCTAATATTATGTAATATCTGTTTGGGAGTAATGTAAATCTCTCAATAGCTTTTTTGTCATCTTTCATTTTTTAACCAATCTAAGGGAACTGTTTTGTTCGCCCATTTAAAATTATGTTTACCACACCACTGACCATAACTGGTCTTACTGCCTTTGTAAAGTTTTTGATGACAATTCATAAATAAAAATCGTATATCAAGTTCTGGGTGTTGTTGTTGCACCATTAACATTTTAGTTCTATCTGATGATATAAATCTACCTTTAGCTTCTATGTATATATTTGTTTCTGGAATATAAAAATCTGGCACATACATCTTAACCTGTGGTCTGTAAGGTATCTTATGTTCTTCATATTCAAACTTACCACCTTGCATCCTTATGTCTAATGCAACACGCTTTTCAAACTGTGACCTAAAAGATAAAGGCATTTTTCATCTCACTTATTTTATCTGTTACAAACTTCTCTACTCTAGGTGAGCGTTTATGAAGTTGTTCAAAATGTTTTTCTAAAGGAACTATAGGTAAACAGACCATACTAAAGTTTTCAAGTCTAAGACGTATCTCTCGTAGTTCTTTTTCTAAAGTTCTTAAATCACGACCTTCCGTCTGCTCTGTTAAGTATCCGTCTGTCGAAAAGTTTTCTCTCAACGTTAATGATAAACCCCTCAAGTGGTTTCGTAGGTATGACATCTGTCTTCCACCCCCTGTTCGAGAATGACTTTCCACATAAATAACCGACAAGTGTGGATTGATCGTAAGGATGTCTAACTGGTACGATTGAGTAAATAATATTGACATCAGAGACTCTTTTGTGCATATGTCGTATACCATACATTAGGTGGGGATTTTGCCCTCGAAGTTATCTTGGGCTGATATGTTGCTTTTGACCAACAGTGTGCTTTGTATTCACAGAAAGTACATAGTTTTGGCATAAGTTTATTCTTTGTTCGTATTATTTCACCCTTATCTTTATAAGTTTCCCATTCTGGTTTAAAGGGTATTTTAAATTTATTACTTTTTATTTGTTTTACAATGTTGTTTGCTTTTATTATTAATTGTTTTCTTTCTTCCATTTGATCATCTGGTGCAGGTACAACTGCCCATTCTCCAGAGGATTTGTTTATAACTATCCACCCACCAAATGGTAGCTTGTTAGCTTCTCCATACAGATGACCTTGCATAATATATCCAAAAGCATCATCTTCTTTTATAACATCGTAACCTTTTTTAAATTTGTAATCAAATGAATATGGTGATGCTGATTTTATATCCCAAACTTTATGCTCACCTTCTTCATCTAAAATTACATCAAGTGTTCCTTTGATAGTTTCACCATCAAGAACAATCTCGCATGGTTTTTGTTCTGCAACAACCTTAATCCCAGCCGCTTTCATAACAAGCATAGCGACTGCTTCAACAAGATCACCAAACAGAAAACGCATAACATCATTGTATGAACTTTGTTTAGGTTCACCTCTCATTGCCAGTTGTTGCTGACAAACTGGTCTACCTAAACCAGACATACGTAATCTTTCTTTATCTCTTGGTTTAGAAAATTGTTTGTTTATTGCTTCACCACACGCAGTTTTAAATTCTTCTACTAACTGCTTGGGGAGAGTTACCTCTCCCCTTACAGTCTTCTCCAAAAAGTCTTGGATATTAAGCAGCAGTAGCATCGAAATCTTTCGATAAGTCTGTATCTTCATCAGAAGATTGTAACTTAACTGCTTCACGATGCTGGTTCATAATTCCTGCGTTAGTTGCTTTAATGGTGTCAGCAAACATAGACATCAACGATTTATCATTCTCAGTAATCTCAGCAAGATACTTATGCTCTGTGAGTACAGGAACGTAGAAAGTAACAGACCCTTTCTTCAGTCTGCTAGTCTTCATGTTTATCTGTACCTTTTGCATAATACGCTTATTTGATCCACTGGTAATATTGTTGATAAAGTTATTTACTGGCATAAAACCAGAACGTTTAAAGTATGACATAGCAGGTACTTCATCGAGAATAACCTCTTCACCATCTGCATCTTTAAATGTTCCAGAAACTACACAATAAAGTAGTTGATTACAGTTAACTGCTTTTGATGTTATAACTCTAGGATCATCATCAGGCAGTGATTCTACCTCATCTTTTGCTAGGCGGCCACACTTATTGCCACCTGCCGAATCAGGAAATTCACCACTCATAACAGTCTTCTGTATAGATGACGACACAGATCTACCTTCTTCCGAATCCCATAAAGACCAAAAGAATGTACGCATAAATGGTCTGACGATAACATTGTCTGAATAAACAAACCTGCCATCATGCATTATTCTCCAAGTTCCTTTCTTTAAGGACTTGCCATCTTCCGTATCTGTGTCATAGTTGATTGCAAGCTTTGGTAACAAATTTTTGGTTGCACCATCATCTTGCCCGGTAAGTGCCATTAGTCTTTCTTCATTGCCCTCGCTAAAAGCACTTACCAATCCATCGAGGGTTGCATCTACTGTTGATATTTCTGTACTCATAATTTCTCCTTATAGTACGTTAGTGATAAACTTATTCTAGTGGATAAACTACATCTGTGTCAAGCCAATTATTTCCTTTTTTTATTTCTATTCCTATTGGCATGTCGTATTCTATGCTATACCTTTGTTTCAAGTCATCGACTGCACCTAACATGCAGTCTTTTAAAATCTCCAAAACATCATCATCTTCATCTGGATGACAGTCAATAACGATAGAGTCATGTACTGTGTTGCATATGAGAGACTTATATGACTTTAACTTTTTCTCTAATGTAACTAAACAACATGGCAATATGTCAGCAGTTGCAAATCCCTGTACAGGATAATTACATATTGCAGTACGATTAGTTGCCGTACCATAGCGTGTCCATTTCGTATCTGGAAAATAGTATGTTCTTCCTGATGGCAAAACTATACGTTTAGTTGTAACTGCATCTTTCTGTAATTTATCGTGCCAATCTGTAATCTCAGAATACTTTTCTTTAAATGCTCTGTAATACTTCTGTTGCTCTGGTGTACCTGTTGTACCACCATACAAAGGTTTAAACGTGTCAGCCTTTGCAGTCTGTCTATCACATCCAATAACTGATGCAGTGTATGAATGTACATCCACACCATCAATTACATCCTTATACGCTTGACTATCTTTTGCCAAAAATCCTGCAACTCTAAACTCCAACTGTGAATAATCTCCCTCAATAATCGAACCACCTTCAAACCTACTCTCAACCACCTTACGTATACGAAACGTAGATCCACGTGGCATGTTCTGAAAGTTCGGATTTCTTGACGATAAACGACCTGTAGCAGTAACGCACTGCATAAACTCTGGATGTATGTAATTAGACGAATCAACATTGTTCTCCATTCCCTCTACAAAAGTATTTAGATATGTTCGTAAAGCCGAGTATCGTATATACAATGTGACAAACTCATGTGCCACACCTGACAAACTAGGTAACATACTTTCAAGCGTACCTTTATCTGTTTTAAATCCTGCTGCAGCAACGTCTGCTACACCTCTTGGTACAATCTTCAAACCTGCAACATCTTTACTCTCTGTGTATGACACTCCTGCACCATCACACTGTCTGCATATACGAACTGCCTTGCCCTGTGTACCATCCTTACGATTAGGTGAGTATCTGCCTTTACCAAAACAATTAGAACATCTGTATCCTTTTGTCTTTCTTTTTATGACTGTGTTGTCTCTAACAGTTTTTGCAAACGCAGTCTTTGACATTCTAACACGTTGCTTTTCTTTACGAGTTGCACCACGTAGTTCTTGACCAATATTAAATATCCTACACCAGTTAGTCTTACTTTTTACGTGGCGAGAATAAAATAATACAGTTCTATCATCTGCACTGTTTAGATTAACAGGTGTATCACCCATAACAGAATACACTATCTCATCAAGTCTTCTCTGTGTCTGTTCCAACTCCTGTTCGTATTCTTCTTTTATTTCTTCTAATGTATCTGGATTTATTTTTATGCCTGACTGTTCTATCCTAGCTAGAACATCTGTCATTTCAAGTGACAGTCGCAGTGTGGGCAAAAGTTGTCGGTTCATTATATAGTTCCTCAAATGTTGTGCCAAAGGCTTCTAATTGTGCTAACGCAACTCTTTCCGTTGCTTCTACATCAGCTATACCATACTCTTCAATTATATCCCAAGGTATATCATAGAACGTTATACCTTTTTTCATATAATCGTCAACTAAATCTTTTTTCTTTTCTGTGCCATACTTCTCAGCAACTGCTTTTAAACCGAGCGGCCAACGTCTAGCACTAGCCAAAACATATTCGGCAACCATAGTATCGTATAAGTGGCTATTAAAGACAAAACCACAATCACGCAACCAACTAATATCAAATTTAATATTATGCCCAATGAGAACATCAACGTTGTCCAATGCATCTTGCAATATCTGAAAACCATTATGGTCAGGTTTTTTATCAGCGTGAGAAAAGCATAAGTAATTGGTAAAGCTATCCATGTACTTATAGCCAACGCTAACGAGTTTGTTACCGAAATA